ATGCAGACCGGGGAGATCACCGGATGGGCCGGAACGCTCCGGTGCGTCTCCTGCGGAAAGCCTGCCTGAGCGCCACCCGCCCCCTCCCTGTCCGTACCCTTCTCAGACCTTCCGCCAGGCCGGGACCCACGCACCGTCCTGGACCGTGTAGTCGCCGAAGAGGGACGGCAGCTCCTCGCGCATCAGCTCGCCGACCTTCCCGAAGACGAGCCGGATCTCCTCCTCCGCCCCGGGGGCCGTCCGGGACTCGATGACGTGCCGGAGCGTCCTGACGTTCGCGCTCCAGACCATGCCGGTGGCCAGGCCCTCCGGGGCGAACCGGCGCATGAAGGAGGTCTTGGCCTTCTTCTCGGCGAAGGGGACGCCCTTCTCGTCGAGTCCGAAGTGCCCCGCCATCCACTTCTGGAAGATCTCCAGGGCGTCGAGGGTGAACAGGGCCCGCTTCATCAGCTCCGGGTCGTCCTGCGCCCACTCGGGGAACCAGAACGGCAGGTCGTCGAGCCTGACGAACCGCAGGCTCTCCTGGCTGACGGCGGCCCCCGCCCGGTGGCGTACCAGCTCGTGGGTGACGACCCGGCTGACGTCCTTCAGCACGAAGCTGTACTGGGCGTGCTCCAGGACGCTGCCGTGCTGGCTGGAGAGGATGTTCTCCAGGTAGTCGGCCTGGCTCTCCCTGATCCGCGTCACGTTCGGGTTCAGCCCCGGCTTCCAGCTCCGGTAGCAGAACCGCCCGGCGAACTCCGCCAGATCCTGGCCGTCGGGCGAAAGGCTGTCCAGGCGCTCCAGCCACTCCTCCCCGCCGATCTCCTTCAGGTACTCGGCGATCTGGCCGTAGTCCACCTCGGGCCGGGCGATGATCCGCACGCTGGGCTCGGTCTGCTTCACGCTTTCCTTCTCTCCTTGTCCGGCACTTTCCCTGCGCCGTCCATTGTGCCTTCCGGGGCTCTAGACTTCCCCCATGCTGTGTACTTTCATCCCCCCGCACATGTCCAAGAAGGCGGCCGAGCAGGACCGGTCCTTCGCCGTGGCGCTGAAGATCGACACCACCCTGCGCACCGAGAGGGCCGAGGGCGTCTCGGTCGCCGGTCCGATCCGGATGTACGACGCCCAGGGACGCCGGGTCCTGCCCGGAGCGCCCCTGTCGGGAGAGATGCCGGAAGCGGCGCGGCGCATCTCCGGCTTCTCGGCCGACGCCGCCCTGGCGCTGGGCACCGACGTCTTCCCCGACGGGGTGGTGCGGTACGGCAAGAGCTACGCGAACGCGTTCTTCAACGGCTCGTTCCTCGTCTTCGGCGAGGGCGACGGCCAGGTCTTCGGCGACTTCACCGCCTCCCGCGACATCTTCGCCCACGAGTTCGGCCACGCCCTGGTGTCGCTCGGGCCGCGCCTGTCGTACGCGGGTGAGCCGGGGGCCCTCAACGAGCACCTGGCGGACGTCTTCGGGGTGGTCGTGCAGCAGCACGCCACGGGGGACGCCACCGGCCAGGACTGGCGGATCGGGCAGGAGATCCTGCTCGACGGCGTCTCGGCGGTACGCGACATGATGAACCCGGGCTCCGCCTACGACAACGACCTGCTGGGCCGCGACCCGCAGCCCGGCCACATGGACCACTACGTCAAGACGCGTGCCGACAACGGCGGCGTCCACCTGAACTCCGGTATCCCCAACAGGGCTTTCGCCCTGCTGTGCCAGCTCACCGGGGAACCGTCCTGGAGTCGGCCGCTCGCGATGTGGCGTCGGGCGATGCAGGACATCGGCAAGAACAGCGGCTTCAGCGAGTTCGCCATGGCGACGTGGCGGCACAGCGGCGGGCTGAACCCGGCCGTGAAGGAAGCCTGGACGCGGGTCGGGGTGAGGTTCTGATGGAGGGCTGGACCTGCCCCTGGTGCACGGCCTCCGTGGCTCCCTGGTGGGGCCGCTCGACGCCGCACCCGGCCTGCGCGGGTCTGGGGACCCCCGAAGGGCTCCGGGGCGCTCCTGCGGGCGCTGAGCTGACCCTGGGCTCGATCCTGAAGACCATCGACGGGATGCGCCAGGACTCCCTGAGCCGCAAGGGCTGGGGAGCCGCGTGAGCGAATGGTGGAGCTGGCTGCTCACCCTCGTCGGGGTGAGCGGCCTGTGGCTGGCCGGGCGCAGGAGCGCCTGGGGCTGGGCCGTCGGCCTGGGGGCGCAGGGGCTCTGGATCGCCTACGCCCTCGCGACGTCCCAGGAGGGATTCCTCGCTTCGGCCGTGGTCTACGGTTCCGTCTACCTGAAGAACTTCCTGGCGTGGCGGAAAACCCCTTCTATTCCTCCTGAAACCGAGGAGAACCCGGAGAAGATGGCCGCATGACGAATCCCTACGAGGTGACGGTCCGGTTCGACTGGGAGAACCCGATGGTCCGGGCCTGGTTCGCGGACCTCCTGATGCGGATCAAGCACCCGATGTACGAGGGGAAGATCGAAGTGCTTCCGCCCGCTCCGGCCGCCCTGGAGGAGGTGCCCGATGGCGCATGACTCCCTCGCCCAGGTGATGGTCGACTATGCCGCGCAGGGCATGACGCTGGCGCAGATCTCGGCCCGCGTCGGGATGGACATCGAGCACGTCCACGAGCGGATGACGGCGTACCTGGAGAACCAGGCGACGTCGATGTCCGTCGTCCAGATGCGGATGCTCCAGCTCAACCGCCTGGAGCGGGTCATCGGGGCGCTCTGGGAGCAGGTCATGGCCGGTGACCTGATGACCCAGGGCCGGAACGTGAAGAACATGATCGACACGATCCGCGAGATCACCGAACTCATGGACCTCAAGAAGGACCGGCTGCGGGACGAGCAGGTCCGCCTCACGCAGGCGCAGACCCAGCTCGTGACCGCCTCGATCGACGTGCTGCGCACGGGAATGCTGGAGCGGGTCGTCGAGCTGCTGCCGGAGGAGGCCCGGATCGCCATGGAGGAGATGTGGAACTCTACGTTCCCCGCCATGGCCGCCGACGCCATCGCCCGCAACACCGCCGCCGTGGTGAAGATGGGAGCGGGGGCGGGACCGCTGGAGCTGGAGCCCGTGTTCGAGGAGGAGGACTGATGGACTGGGTCTTTGACCCTCTCGGGGGCGGGATCTTCACCCGCCAGCGGGATCTGATCCTCGCTCATCCCCCGTCTTGTCCGTCCCTGCTCCACGCCTGGCAGCCCCGCAAGGGCGGCGTCACCTGCGTCTCCGACCTGATGGACTGCCACTCCTGCTCGGTGACGTTCTTCTGGGACGGCATCACGACGCTCTTCGAGGACTGCCCGGACTCCTGGTGGTACTTCTGCCGATGCTGCGCCGACCGGACCCTGGTCTGCCCCTGCGGGGACGGGTGCGTCAGAGAGCCCGAGGGGGCCTCCTGAGGGACCGGCGGGCCAGCGGGACGCCGGAGTCCATCCGGCGCTTCAGGGCCAGCGTCAGGGCCTGCCACAGCTCGGGGCAGCGGCAGAACGGCGTATGGCCCCTCCGCTGGTGCCGGGACTTCAGCCGCATCTGCTTGCGGTACCTCTTGTTCATCGCCTGCCTCCTCGCTTTACCCCTGCTCGGGTACGCTCTTTGCGTGACGACCATCGCCAACATCATCAACGAAGAGCTGCCCGCTTTCATGAAGCGGAACGGGCTCGAAACTCTCCGGGTGCTCGAAGTGGGAGTCCTGCGGGCGCAGGACGCCGAGCACGAGGCCGGTGACGGCCATTCCACCCTCGCCTTCGCCGAGCTGTGCGCCAAGCTGCCGGGCGGGTCCTTCACGGGAATCGACCTCTCCGTGGGCGACGCCCAGGACGCGGTGGCCAAGGCGGGCCTCGGCTCCGTCTGCACCTTCCTCCAGGGCGACTCGCTCGACATGCTCCAGGCCCTGGCCGACGGCGGCCAGCGCTTCGACGTGGTGTACCTCGACGCCGACAACTCGGCCGAGTCCACCATGAAGGAGTACGAGCTGGCGCTCCAGGTGCTCGACCGGCCCGGCCTGGTCCTCGGGGACGACATGAACCTCGACCACCGCGAGGTGCAGAAGGGGAAGATCCTCATCCCGCACCTGCGCGAGAACAACGTCCCCTTCCGGCTGCGGCACCGCCGTACGCCCTGGGACATCCGCGACATCCTCGTCCAGGAGGTTCCGGCATGAGCGCCGACCACGTCTCCCTCGACGGGCGGGCCCCGGCTCTGGCCCGGATGGTCCACTACCGCTCGCACGGCACGCCCCTGCGGGCCGACGGGAGCCAGGAGTTCCCTCCGGCCTGCCGTGCGGCCGTCGTGACCGAGGTCGAGGCGGGCGACGGGCAGCCGGTCTCGCTGTGCGTCCTGAACCCGACCGGCTTCTTCTTCAACCGGCACATCCGCCGCGACCCGGAACTGGGCGGCGGCACGTGGCACTGGTACGAGGAGTGCAGTGGGTGAGCCGTTCTACCTGCTGCGGCCCGGCTGGGTCCGGTCGGTGAACGACGGCCAGTTCCACTGGATCGGAGCCAGGCGGCTGGCGGACCTGTACGGAGTCCCGATGCGCGACTGCGCGGTGATCGACCCGATGCGCCGCCGGACCTTCCCTCCGTACGCCGTGGTGCTGCGCCCCCGGGAGGACGGCGACTACCGGCTGCCTGGGTACGACGAAGCCCCCTCCGGGGAGGGGGCCGTCGCGCGGTGCCGGGGAGGCTCAGAACAGCGTGGGGTCCACGGTGTACTTCTGCGGAATCCAGGCGAAGTAGACCGGGCCCCAGCCGCCCTTGCCCTGGGTGAGCTGCTTGACCAGGATCAGGGTGCCGTCGCCGTTCTTGCCCTCGCGCTTCATGCCCATGTACTGGAACTCGTCGCGGGGGCTCAGGCCGGAGGCGGTGCGGTTGCCCTCGTCGTCGCGGAAGTCGACGCCGACGGCGGGCTTCACCGAGGAGACGGCTCCGGCGCGGCCGTCACCGGTGACCTCGGGCGTGCACTCGGTGATCGTGGCGCGCTCGGTCTTGCCGTTCGTCGGGTTGTAGCGCTGCTCGTAGGAGACGACGGCCTTCTGCCCGGAGGGGCAGGGACCGGCGGCCTGGGCGGCGGGCGACAGGACGAAGAGGGTGCCCGTCAGGGCGACGGTGGCCGCGAGAGAGGCGGCAGCGGTCTTCTTGTTCATCCGGTTTCTCCCTTTCCGAAGGAGTCGTTGGCGGTACACCCCTACTCAATCACATGACCTAGGCCATTGACAAGCGACTGAGGAGACCAGGATGGACCTGACCGAGACGACGATCGTGACGACGGCCGCACTGCTGCGGGAATGCGGAGAGGTCTCCTGCGGCGTCTGCCCCGACTGCCACCGCAAGGCGATGCGGAGCGTGGCCTCCTACGCACTGAAGACGGAGGACCCGTCGGGGACCCTCCGCCTTCTGCTCGGGAAGCTGGGGCTGCCGGATCAGCAGTGAGAAGTCTCCGGGAGGAAGCGCTGGATGACCTCTTCGACTTCCAGCCGATCCAGGCCGGAGAAAACACGCGCCGAGAGGACGACCTTCTCGAAGCCCTTCGGCGAGGTCCAGCGGGTGCGGACCAGCTCGGCGAGGGCTCCGACGGCGTCGGTGATCTCGGAATCGGTCGCGGAGGTGCGGTTGAGGACGGCCATCACGCTGCGCAGGTGCGCACGTGCGTAGCCGTGGCGGACCGAGTTTCGGGGGCAGGCTTCCGCGTGGGTGACCACCCAGCCGGTTGCGCGTGAACCACGAACGATGCCCTCACCGGCCGGAACAGTCCCCTGGCAGATGCTGCACGCTTTCGGGTACCTGTTCTTCATGTTTTTCAGAATGGCACAGGTCAGTCTGGAATGAAAGCCGGAATGTCCTGGGCGTGTTAAGGGAATCAACCCCTGATGCGGAAGAAGGCCCGGAGGTCTGGACCGGGCCTTCTTTCCGTATGGGCCCCTTGGGAAGTGGAGCCCGGCGGCACCGCGCCTGCCGGATGGGGCTCACCTCAAGGTTACCCGTCAGGGGCGCGATGAGGAATGCTGTCTCCGGAGGCAGAGAAAGGAACGGCATGGCGTCCCAGGAAGAACGTATCGCCCTTGCAGCCGAGGAGTACTTCCGCAATCAGGCCAGGCAGGCCGGGTGGGGCAACGACCCTGCCGGATGGGCCAAGGACGTTCTCGGCGTCCACCTGTGGAGCAAGCAGCAGGAGATCTGCGACTCGCTCATCCGCAACAAGCGCACTGTCGTCGCCTCCTGCCACGGAACGGGAAAGGCGCTGGCGCTCGACGAGATCGTGCAGACCCCCTCGGGTCCGGTTCCGATGGGCGACCTCACCGCAGGCATGACCGTCCTCGGGTCGGCCGGGCAGCCGGTGGAGATCACGGCGGTCACCGGTCACCACCTGGCGGCCTCGTACGCCGTCACGATGGAGCGCGGCGGGACCGCGCAGACCGTCGTCGCCTCGGCCGACCACAAATGGCCGGTCCTCGATCTTCAGGCGATGGCCGACATCCAGATCCGCTCCGACCGCTCCGGGGTCCCCGTCGAGACGGGGCTGTGGCACCACCGGGCCCGCATCGTCACGACCCGGCAGCTCGCCGCGATCGGGAAAGGCGTCGCCGTGGTGCCGGGCAGGGTGCCGGGCATCGAGACGCGCGGCGAGGTGTGGGACGCCGACGACGATCTGGCCGCCCTCTTCCGGGAGCGGGGCGTCATCGACCCCGAGGGCCGTACGGCACTGAAGTGGCAGACCCGCTCCGACGAGCCGCCGGAGATCTTCGCGATCCGCGAGCGGATGCGGCAGATGCGTGTCCATACCGTCTACCGGTCGGTCCGCCGCTACGGCTCCGCCTCGCGGTACCTCGCCGTGATGGGAACGCGTGCGCCCGATCTCCTGCCGGACCCGAACCTGCGGGCTCTGGCCAGGGCCCACCTTCTGGCGAGCCAGGGCTCCTGGGGCGACGACGGCTGGCGGATCACGTCGGTCCGGCCGGTCGGCGACCGCGAGGTGCAGTGCATCCAGGTGGACGCCCCCGACCATCTGTACCTGTGCGGGGAGTGGGGTGTGCCGACCCATAACTCCATGATCGCCTCGGTGCTCGCCTGCTGGTGGGTCTCGACGAAGCCGCCGGGCCAGGCGATCGTCGTCTCGACGGCACCCACGTACGCCCAGGTCAACAAGATCCTCTGGGAGGAGATCAGGAAACACCACTCGAAGTCGCTGATCGGCGAGTACCCGATGCCGGGCCGTGTGACGCAGGCCGACGAATGGAAGCTCGCGGACGGCCAGATCGTCGGCTTCGGCCGGAAGCCCGCGAAGGGTGACCGGCACTCCTTCCACGGCATTCACCGCCGCTACGTGCTCGTCCTGCTCGACGAGGCGTGCGGCATCCCGGAGGAGATCTGGACCGGCGTCGAGGCCATCACCACCAACGTCGGCTGCCGCATCCTCGCCATCGGGAACCCCGACGACAGGAACACCGACTTCGGCAAGAACTTCCTCGACCAGCGCACCGCGCACCTGTGGACCCGCATCTCGATCCCCGCCTCGTCCACGCCGAACTTCACGGGCGAGCCGGTGCCCAAGCTGCTGAACGAAGTCCTCGTCTCGCGCGAATGGGCGGAAGAGCGCCGGGCCGACTGGGGCGAGAAGGACCCCCGGTACATCTCGAAGATCGAGGCGAGGTTCCCCGAGCAGAGCATGTCCTCGCTCTTCGCCCCCTCGGTCATCGCCGACGCGATCGACGAGCCGCCGAACCAGACGAAGCACTCGATCCTCCGGCTCGGTGTCGACGTCGCGCGCTTCGGCTCCGACCGGACCGTGGTCGTCTCGTACGCGGGCGTGACCGCGAAGATCGAGGACTCCTGGGGCGGCGTGGACACCGTATCGACGGCGCACAAGGTGCTCGATCTCGCGGAACGCCTCAAGGACGAGCTGAAGAGCCCCTGGGTGGAGATCCGGGTCGACGGCGTCGGCCTCGGTGCCGGTGTGATCGACACGCTGAACGCTCGGGCGACGCTCCTGCCGGACCCCTGGTTCACCGTCTACGAGATGCACGGCTCGGCGTCCCCGCCGAGCGACGTCGGCGGCGCGGTGTACGGCTTCTACAACGCGAGGGCGTTCTGGTTCGACCAGGCCCGCCAGCGGATGCGCAACGGCTCGCTGAAGCTGGTGGACCCGGAGGAGAAGTTCTCCGACGACCTCAAGATGATCTTCTACTCGATCAAGAACGGCCGCCTGCTCATCGCCTCGAAGGAGGACATGCGCAAGGAGTACGGCAAGTCCCCCGACTATGCCGACGCCCTCACGTACGCGGTCGCCCCGGTGGCCGAAGGACTTCAGGCAGGCGACCGGCTGTCGGAAGGGGCCGACGATGTGGCCGACGCCCTGGAGGACGACTTCATGTCGGACCTGGAGAACTCCATCTCACCTTTCTGAGACTGCGTCATTCAAGGAAGACGGCCGAACCTTGAATTCACCACGGGAACCTTCAAGTCAGCTTGAGTTCCGCGCACCCGGCAGACGGGAGACTCGCGTGTTCGACAGGGCCGAGGCCGCGTGGAGCCGGATACTCCGGAAGACCGGTCCGGTCGCCGACCGGTACCGGATGGCCGCCGAGGCGGTGCGGGCCATGCCGGATCATCCGCTGCGGGACCGTGCCCTCCTGCGGCTCGCGGACTCGCTCGACGATGCGCTGGCGCTGGAAGAAAAGATCCGTCAATCTCGCCCTGAAGGGCCGGAGGGCGGTCGGTCGGGACCGCAATGAGCCGGATAAGGTGACCTCATGCAGATGCCCAAGCCTCTCGGCGAGATGTCGATCAGCGAAATCCAGACCTTCGTGAGCAATCTCGAAGCGCGCAACGACGAACTGACCGGCCTCGTCTCCGACGAAATGCGGGAGGCCGGAGAGTTCAGCAGGGCGCAGCTCGCCCTGGAGGACATCGGGTGGCGGCCTCTGATGGGGGTGAGCGACGGGGCGAACTCCTTCACGCTCGACGCCTTGCATCACGCGAGCGAGCTGTGCCGGGCCGTGGCCACCGTGAACCCGCTCGTCGAGCGCGGGCTGAAGGTGCGGACCGGCTACATCTGGGGGAGCGGCGTCACCGTCACGCCGACCGAGTTCGTCTCGGGCCCCGGCCGCCCCAGGACCGTGAACCTCGAACCCGAACTCCCTGAGGGCGTCGAGGAGACCCTGACCTCCACGCTCGCCCAGCTCGAACTGGAGTCGACGGCCGCCACCGACGGGAACCTCTTCTTCCTCGTGGACCGGCGCACCAAGGACGTGCAGCGCATCCCCTTCGAGGAGATCACCGAGGGCGTCTCGCAGCGCGGGAACCGCGAGCGCCTGCTGTACATCCGGCGGACCTGGAACGACTGGGACCTGGAGCTGGACTTCGATTCGGCGATCGACCTGGACCCGATCACCAACCCGAAGGCGTCGGCCCGTGGCCGCACCTGGCTCAGGGCGGACCGGGAGGGCTCCGTCGGCCGGGCGCAGTTCGCCTTCAAGGACGTCTGGTACCCGACGCAGGCCGGTCTGCGCATGGTCGGCCGGGGGCGCGGCTCGACACAGATCGCGGGCGACCCGGTCGACCACAGCAAGGTCATCGTGCACGTTCCCTTCAACCGGCTGACCGGCTGGCGCTGGGGAATCCCCGACGTCCTCCCCGCCGTCTGGTGGACGAAGGCGTACAAGGAGTACCTGGAGAACTGCTCGACCCTCACGAAGGCGTACGCGCGCTTCGCCTGGAAGGTGACTTCCGACCGCTCGCGTTCCGTCCGCCGGACCGCAGCCGCAATGGCGCAGGCACCCCGCACCGACCCCGCCACCGGAAGCCCGCTGAACGTCGGAGGCTCCGCAGTCCTGGGGGCCGGTCAGGATCTCTCGGCCGTCGGCGGGAACACGAAGGTCGACTTCGACGCCGGTCGCCCGCTCGCCGCGATGATCGCCGCAGCCCTCGACGTCCCGCTTCCGGCCCTGACCGAGGACCCCTCCATCTCCAACAACGCCGCCGCCACGTCGCTGGACACCTCGACGGTTCTGGTGATGCAGGCGCGGCAGAAGGTGATGGACGAGATGTACCGGGCGGTGTTCCGGATTCTCGGACTGAAGGTCCGGCTGCGCTGGCCCGACATCTCGGAAGAGCCGGTGCACCGCCGCCTCCAGGCGCTCGACATCGCGATCCGGCTCGGCCTCGTCTCCGCCGACGAGGCGCGCACGATGGTCCTCGATGCCTGGCACGACAAGTGGGAGGACTTCGAAGCGAAGGTGCCCGACATCTCCGAGCTTCCGTTCGCGGTGGGCGGCGGCGGCCAGGGCGAAGTTCCTCCGCCGGAGGCTCCGGGGGACGAAAACCCCGAGAATTCCGATGGAAACACCCCCTCCGGCACGGGTGGAACGGGTGCACCGGCCCCGCTTCGGGCCGGAAACACCCGCGCAAAGGGCGCTCCGAAGCAGCCCGATCCCATGTCGATGGGGGACCACGAACTGCGCGACGAAGGTGCGGAATAGCCTTCCACTGGGCTTTTTCCCGTCCGTGCTATTACGCTGTGCTCGACGTTGATCAGCGAGGGAGCCCATGAACCGGGAAACGCTGCGTGAAAACGCACTCCTCACGCCGGACCTTGCGGCCGGTAAGGGAATCTGGCGTGCCTGTCTCATTGCGGCCGATGTCCAGGGGTCGAGCGGGTACTACCCGGGCGACGTCCTCGCACGTGATGGTTCGTCGGCCTTTCCGGCCGGTACGCACATCTACTTCGATCACCCGACTCAGAGCGAAGAGTACGAACGCCCCGAGCGGAGCGTCCGCGAGATGGCAGGTGTGCTTCTCGATGACGCGAAGTTCGAGGAATCGCCCGACGGGCGCGGCCTCTTCGCCAGGGTCAAGTTCTTCGAAGACGTCAAGGACATGATCGGCTTCCGGGCAGAGCACGTCGGGCTGTCCATCAGGGCAGCCGGTCAGATCGAAGAAACCCCACAGGGTCAGCGGGTGGTCCGGAGCATCAGCCACGGACTGTCAGTCGACCTCGTCACCCGCGCTGGCGCGGGAGGAAGGCTCGTCTCCATGACCGAGTCGAAGACCGAGAACACCGGGGCGGGGACGGCTACGACCTCCTCCTCGTCGGTGACCTCGAACAACGACACGGGGACGCTCACCGCCGAGGTGGTGGCGCTCCGTGAGTCCTACGAAGCGAAGATGGACCGCTTCACCCTCGCGATGACCAACCTGACCCAGGTGCTCAAGGAGCGCCAGAAGGAGCAGGAGCGCCAGCTCCAGGAGGCTCTGTCGGTCGGCAAGGTCGTCGCCAAGCTCATGGGCGCGGACGACCTGCCCAACTCCTCGCGTGCCCGGCTCGCCGAGAACTACCGGCCCGGCCAGGACCTGGACGAGTCGATCCGCAAGGAGCGCGACTACCTCCGCAGCGTCATGCGCGAGTCCGGCAAGACGCTCAACAAGCCCGAGTCGTCCGGCCTCGGCCTGACCGAGTCGGCCTCCACGACGACGTCCCAGCACTCCAGCGGCGTGGACGACCTGTCCGCGATCGAGGAGCTGCTGAACGACCAGACCGGCCTTCGCGCCTACGGGGTGTGATCGCTGATGGCCACCAACGAGATCTACAAGTTCGGGCACTGGCTGAACCTGCCGCTGCCGCTCCGTGGGAGCGACCCGGCGGTCAACGCCGACCCGACGATCAACGGTGACCCGGTCAAGATCGGTTCCATCGTCGGTTTCGCCCAGGAGGTCGGCGGCAAGGCCGTCACCTACTCGATCGGCTCGACGACCGTCACCCAGTCGCGCAACACCGCGAACAGCCTGGAGCCCGGCTGGGCCTCCGTCGCGCTCGTCGGTGTCTTCGCCTTCCCGGTCACCGGCTGGGACGCGACGCTGATGGGTTCCGGCACCCCGGTCTTCATCGTCCCCGCCGTCGGCAGCACGCGTGCGTCGCTGACCACAACCGACAACGGGAACCCCTTCGGTCACATCGTCGGCCAGTCCAGCGACGGCGTGCCCTACGTCAACATCGTCCAGCCGGTCCCCGGTGACACGAACGCCGTCGCCGACAAGACCGCCAGCGGCTCCTGAGAGAGGAGGACTGAACCAGCATGAGCAACGAAAAGCTCCACCTCCTCGACGGCCTGCGCACCACCACGAACCCCACGTTCGGGCGCATCGCAGAGGCGCACTCGACCATGCGGACCGGCCTGCGCCGGAACGCGCTCGGCACCCTGGCGCGCATCCCGCGCGCCGTGGAATTCCTGCGGATCAAGCAGGAAGCCGAGTCGGGCTCCCCCGTCGCGATGGGACGCCTGCGCGAGGCCGTCAGCTCGGGTGACTTCCCGCTGCTGTTCCAGTCGATCAGCCAGGCTTCGATGCTCGGGCAGTACGCCGAGCTTCCGCAGCAGTGGCCCACGTTCTCCGTGCGTACCACGGTGCCGGACTTCCGGCCCGCGCGCATGGTGCGCTGGGACACGATGGCCGGTCAGTCGCAGGCTCCGGACTACAGCGGCGGTGCCGAGCGCCACGTGCGCGCGCTGCCCCGCATCCCGGAGCTGACGGAGTACCCGACGTTCAACCTCACCACTGAGGGAACCGACTACTTCGTCAACAAGTACGGCGCGCGATTCCCCTTCTCGTGGGAAGCGTTCATGAACGACGAGCTGCGCGTTCTCCAGCAGCTCCCCACGGAGATGGCGCGCTGGGCGCGTGACACCGAGGACGTTCTGACGACCGGCGTTCTGGCCACCTCCACCGGCCCGAACCCCGACTTCTTCAACACGACCGAGGACTTCGGCACCCTCGCCCCGGCGGGCAACTACGTCGAGGACAACCCGGCGCTGTCGCTGGACGCCCTGGAGCGCGCGATCAACCAGATCGGGATGCGCCAGGTCGCCGGTCGCCAGGTCCGCGTGCAGAACTTCGTCCTCCTCGTTCCGCCGAGCCTCGCGCTCACGGCGCAGGAGATCGCGCAGGGCACCACGTACCTCCGGGTGCGCGACCTGCCCGACGGCACGCAGATGCGGCAGAACGTCTCCTCCCCGGTGGCGGGCCGCTTCACGGTCGTCGAGTCGCCGTGGCTTCCGCTCATCGACACCTCCGCGAACGCGGCCACCACGTGGTACCTCGTTCCGGCCGGTGGCCAGACCGAGCGTGGCCCGGCCATCGTGACGGCGTTCCTGCGCGGTCACGAGACGCCGGAGGTCCGCGTGATGGGTGACACGGGCCGCGCGCTCGGCGGCGGCGAGATCTCCGCCTTCGAGGGCTCGTTCTCCCACGACGACATCCAGTACCGCGTCCGCTCGATCATCGGTGCGGCCGGTATCGACGCCTCGGCCGTCGCCGTGTCCCTGGGCACGGGCGGTGCCGCCGCGATGTCGATGGCGCTCACCAACGGTCCGTCGGTGTCGGGTCCCTCGGGTTCCTGACCCCGAAGAGCCGGGCGGGCGGGTGATCCGGGATCTCCCCGCCCGCCCTGCCCGGC